CACAGGATAATGCGGAAAAATGGGAAAAGTAACCTAAAAATCAAAAGTCTTAATTCGAAGGGGGGGAGGAGGGGGGAGGTTTTGCACTGGCTTCGCGGGAGGACGCGATTTCGTGCGAGCTGGAGGAGCACGGAGAATCTGATGAGATCTGACTCTCTGAAGAGGCTCGTCCTTGAGCAAACTGGTGTTGACCTTCACAGGAGCAATAAGCCAGCCCACCTGGTAATCGTCGCGCACTGCGGTGTAAATGAGGCCATTGATGGCAGTACCGCCGGTGTTGGACAGATCCTGGTAGGACAGGGTATTGTAAGTTTGCGTCGGATAAATGCCGAAAGTGATTCTCGTCTGAAATGGGACAAGAGCCATGTAAGGCATAGTGACGTCAAACTCTGCTTCTTGCGAAGATTGAACGATGTAGGGAGCACCGAGCGCCGAGTATGACCCAAAGGTTAGAGTATTCGGGGTGTTCCACCTCGCTTGAATGACTGAGTCGTTGGCGAGTAGGCGGATACGTTTGTACATAATTCCGCCTCGCCAGTAAAGAAAGCATGAAGCGAGGGTAGCTTGCAGAGATTGTTGATCCGGAGAATAGTACAACGGATAGTTTCCTGCGAGGGGAGCGACGGGGTCAATAGAGACGTAACGTTTGAACGTGTCAATGACTGAACCAGATGTCTCCGAGACGCAGAAATGGTTGTCCGTGTAGTAGGAACAATCCTGCACGAAGGGTGCAAATGTTTGGTCGAATTTCTCGAGAATTCCAGACTGCTTTTGAGCGGCAGCTGGTTCGTAGATATAATCGACCGGGGGTTGAGGTCCTGAGAACTGACAATCGGGGCCGGCGGATATCCAAGCAACCAAAGAGATGGTGTTGGTAAGAGTCGCGTCGGTAGCGATAATGCTGGTCCCAGGATACAGAGCCACATCCAAGACAGCATACAAGTTGGGAGTAAGCATGAAGTCCTGGAAGTAGATGTAAGGGATAGTAAACTGCACTTCAGTGTCACCTTTGACGTCAATGACGCGCGTGACCTGATCTTGAATAGATCCGGTGATAGGGACACCTTGTGGAGCAAGGGTAATTACAATGCGAGCTGAAACAAAAGTTGAAGCAAAAAATTGTAAAAGAATGCGAAATGATGAATGCCACATCTCGTGGCTTGCAATTGCGTAGCCGACTGGAGTCCAGAACGGCGGAAGGGGAATGGAGTTTGACGGAGAGGAATCCGTTATCTGGGCGCAAGAAGCGATGGCGGGGCGCATCGCAAGCTTTTGCCAAGTCCAATCACCACCGTCTGGAAGCTTTGCTGCTGCAAGGTAAGATGTTTTGTACATAGCGAGGGGCATGGAGTAGTCCGTGACGTCTGAGCGTGTGAAAGTCTCGCCTGGTTGTGCGATAACGCGCATGGGTGGCTGCGGGTCATTCGGCTTATCAAACAGGCCTGAGAACATAGACACAAGAGGCTGCAGACTGGAGAGCACGCCCATCACTGAGCTTGAGGCATCAGCAATGGTTGACACTATGGTGTTGGGGAGTGATTCTGCTGTAGTAGGAGCAGTGCCTGATTGTGCTGAACGCACAGGATCGGCACCACCTCGATTTGCATGAAGAACACCCATTCCACCACGACCAGGGCGCATGGAAGGCGCTTGGGTCTGGCCAGATTGCTTCTGAGCGTGGTGCCTGCGTCGGGATCCAGAGGGATCAACAGGGAACACGAGCTGGGGATTCTGAAAACGTCCTTGGATGGTGAGGCTAATCACGTTTGTCGCTGATGGCGCTGATGATACAAGCGGAGCGATAACGTCGATATAAATTGACCATGGACGAATCTGAGTCACACCTGCTGCGTTTTCCAAGTTGGCGATCTCTTGGAACCGCCACGGGAGTTCCCACGGGAGCTGGATAATGAGCGTGTCCTGCTTCTGTGCTGAAATCACAAATGGCTTGTTCCAAGAACGTGCCCAAGCATAAGTCTCGAAGGGAGGAGTTGATGCTGCGGAAAAGTACGGAACAGCAGTGATCATGAGAGCACCGGAGTAGAACTGAGTGGTGTTAAGACGGAACTGAATTTCCATGTCTGAACGGAAGTACTGAAAATAAGATAGCGCGTCGTTGTTGGCGTCGCAAGCCATCAAAAGACCGAATGGATAAATCACGGCGAGGGGAGCGCCGCTCATGATCGTATCGGCTGTATTCCAGGAAACGGTTCCGACAGGGTAAAGTCGTTCCATGAAGGTGCGAGGAGTCTGGTCAGGGAGTGGATTGACCTGAGTACTAACACCTTGTGATAGAAGGGCCACTGTACGCTCACCAGTGTCGTCAAGCGTAGAGTTGATAGTTTGCAGGCTATTGGGGATCACCTGCATGCCGAGGGTCTGTTCGGCAATGACGGTCTGCGTTTGCTGACTGTCGGCTACGTAGATTAAAACAAACCAGGATAGCTACGTAATACTTCCCAGCGAGAGTTGGTCGGTGTGCATAGGGCGGTACCTTCGTGCGGACAATGACCTGTAGAAATCCGCACTACGTGAGCGATTACACATGCAACAGACGGCTATTCGCCGCCCTGTTCCGATAGGTTCGGAGACAAACCGTAATAGAGTGGAGTGGCGTTCTCGTCGTACTTGAGCTCGGACGAGTAGCGCAATTCTTGCCAAAATTGGTACATGGCTTGGCGGGGAGGAGGAAAGTCGGGATGCAAACCGAGCGCACGGCAGTAGCGCACGAGAGTGTGATGCATCCGAGAGTATTCCTCGTCACCGTAGTGACGCATCTCGATCAAGACTGATCGCATCGTGTTGAGCTTGTCGTCAGAGGTGGCTGATTTATCTTGCCACATGAGAGCTTCCATGATGGAGGATTTCTTGAGAGGAGCTGTGTAGAATGTTCCGTATTTGTTGGTTGTGAGCACGAACCTGCGCTTGAGAAACAAAGCGGAGGGGTCCTTGAGTGACATGTATGGAACAGACACACCTTTCTTGACGTTGGAAGTATAGACCATTCCAACTTTTCGGGCGTATTTTTCCAGATATTGCATGTTGTACCAAGGATATTTGTCATGAACAGTCCCAACGGAGTCGTCACCCATGATTGACAAGATGACGAAGATGAAGAACTCTTCGAGGGTGTGATTGCCCTCGTCGAGCCAAGCGGAGACGTGGAACATCAAAGAGATGAACCAGGCCATGAAGGCGGTGAGTCCGTGACCGGAGGCGCCTTTGCGCATAGAGCGCATGAGTTGAGAGCCTACAATGTGGATCGGATAGATCACGGAAGCCATACAGTTGAATCGACGTTTGCGAGTGACCGGGTCGGTCGGGGCAATGGTGTCGAGAAACAATGGAAATCCGTAAGTAACCCAATGCACAGGCAGGGTGAACTCGTGGCCTTTGAAGTCGCCAAGAATTGCGTTATCAGAATTTCGCGCAAGACGGTTCCCGAGAATAGTCCAGGAGTTGTCATGCGGATTGATTCCAATGGCGCAGGTGGTTTGAGAAGGTTGAGCGGTGACGTGCTTGATGACGGAATCGAAGACCATCCTCGTTGCCACCACGCGGTGGAACTCCATGATAGAAAAGATGCGTAGTTTACCAGCATCTGAATCTTCGATGTCGAGGAGTTCGTCCTTTGTGGTGTCAATGACGATGGATTCATCGGTTGCCGTCTCCCAGTCGTGGTAGACCTGCAAAACCTTCTGTTTGAAGTCGTCGCGGAGTTTGCCGTCAGGACCGAGGGCTTGATCAATGCGACGAGAATGGGCGTGAAGAACGCCGGGAAAACCAGGGCTTTTCGACCAATCGACGGAGCTGTGTTGACCTGGGCGGCCAAAGACTGCTTCATGGAGAGAAAGATCGACAGCCGAGGTAAGATTGAAGCCCGGGTATACGAACTTGCTGTAATCAATGTCGTGGACATGAGATTCCTCAACGCTGAGAGAAAGCGTGTTTGGAAATCCGCCTACGGTGTGATATTTGGCGAGAGGCATAGCCAGGTTAGGGACCTGCCGGCCGTCCGAGGTTGTAAAAGACAGCTTGGCAGGTTTGCGTGTTGGCAAGAAATCGAGCGTGATAGGGCCCTCAGAATCATGCAAATCGGGTTGATCTGGATGGAGGGGAGTTTCTCGAAGTCTTGACTTCACAGGAATGTGTACTGAGCCAGTTGTGAGCTTGCCCAGTGGTGTTGTTCCGGGAACAAACTGTTGGAATTCTTCGCGAGTCGCGAGGTCTCCCGAGCCGATGCGTGATTGAAGAGTAGCAACGGCTGTTTCAGTCGATTTCCAGAGATCCCAAGCAGCGTCTACCATGTTTTTCGTGATCGTAATCGCATAGCAGAGCTTCTGTTGGGGGTTACCGGCTTGGTGAATGCCGATGATGGTGGATTGGGCTCCGGTTGTAATATACGGGAGACCACAGTCGCCGAGTTGATTGGGCATGCCGGTCACAAGAATATCAGTGTGATGAGTTCCGGTAGGGCCGTACTTGACGTGTTCTGAGTAGTGGGGCATAGTGTGGACGTTGGATGTCGTCCTTCCGGCCACTTCCTTGAACTGAACGTCTCGATTAACTCGATAGACAGGGGTGTCCGGCGTAAACTCATTGCGGAAGAATCCAGTGATGTCCGGAAAGAACGTCATCAGAGGGAATCCAAGGAAAACGAGGGGAACTTTTGCTTCATGAGCACAATAGTCCTCCATCGAATTGACTTCGATATCTGAGATATTCAGGAGCTGGATATCCTCGACCGGAACGAAATAACCGGGGCCGAGTTTGTCGGAGAAAAGTTCGACGGAAGTGCCCTCAACCATGCGTGCAAGGTTGTGGGTGTTGGTGACGGCGAGGTTCCCTCGTAAAAAGAGAACGTGGCTGTCGACTCCGTTGAAGTTTGCTCGAACAACGTTGTGGCTGATTTTTAATACCTCAGCTGGTATGGACTGCTTGGTGGCAGTTGATCCAGAGACGCGATTGACGACGTTCATGGAGCCGCGTACGGGGCGCATGCGAGGAGCTGTTCTCGCTGAGCGCGCGGTGCGCGGATCTCCAGATTGTGGTTGTATCTCGTCTTGGAGTTCTTCTTCTGGACGAATCGGGAAGAAGTTGCGGACGATGAGGCAGACGGCTTTGAAGATGACGACAAAAAGGCCTACGACGATAGCAAGTGAACCGATAAAGATCATAGCCGATTGGAGGAAAGAACGTCCTTTCGGGGGATCAGTCTGGGTTGCAATTGGTGCTGTCGTAGCAGGCTTCTCGTTGTCAATCAACCAGCGGGCTGCTTTGTCGGCAGGTGCGTCTGATGACCACATGCGGCGGACGATGTGAGCTCTGATTTCGGGCTGCTTGTCGAAGAACGCCGCAAGACGCTTCGCGACCAGAGAGCCTTCGGGAGTTGCATGTAATCTTGCAAACTCGGCGAGGGCGGACGCGATAGCGGGTGGTTTTGCATCTTCGCATTGGGGGAACAAGGGGGCAAATTTGTCGACAATAAGTTGGACATGTGGCCGTTGGTATCCGAGAGCGTTCCATGTGTAACGGTACGCTTCGTACACCTCGGTACAGAGGTCAATGACTTCTTGTCGAGTTTCTGACTTGCCTTGTTTCACAGCTTCTGCAGGTTCGGGAAGAAAGGTAACACCGAGACCATCGAACTGCTCCTGTAACCAAGTTTTCTCGGTTTTGGGGGGTTTCGCGTGGTTTCGGGTAACCGTAACGTTACCGGCTTCAGAACTGATAATGCCGAAACGCGGATGAGTGAGCTTGTAATCAAAAGAAGAAAAAGATGAAAAATCAATGGGCATGTTGCCAGGAAGGGGCGCTTGCTTGTACAAATCGGTGACGATTTTGGCAATAGCCGCAGCGTCAAGGGTGCGCTCCATTTCCAGATATGTTGGGTCCATCTTCAACTTGTTCTTGGTAGGCCGAGGAATGACACATGCGGTGAACTTGTTGTCGTGGTCGAGATCACAAAAGACATTGAGGAGGATACGGGAGTGAAGGGCTTCTTCCGAAGCAAGTCCCGTGTCGATCCAAGAGTCTTCGTTAGACGTCGAAATGAAGTAGTCGATGCGCGGTTGAGTGTCTTTCCTGGTCATGTCAGCCACAAGTAGCGTGACAGGAACGTCGGAGATGAGCTGGAGCAGCAGAGCGCCTGTAACAGAACGCTCCGCCGAGTCCTTCTTCGAAAAAATTTCGTCCATAAAAAGAAAAGGTTGGTCGTGATAACCATCAAAATACTGCTCTCCCGCGGGAAAAGGGAAGAGCATCTGATAAACGGTGTAAAAATCGGGGTCAGCGGGGTCGTTAAAATACCGCTTGTCGTTCTCAAAATTGGCGTAGTGAAAATGGCGAATCCAGCGAAAAATCTCGTAAGCGAAGTTGGATTTGCCTTTGCCTGGAGGGCCGTGGAGGTTGAGCCAGATGGGGACACGTCGTCCTCCTTTGAGATGTTTGAATTTCTCTAAGGAGGAGAGGTATTCGATTCCGGCGCTGAGAACCTCCTTGTACATGCGTTCGACGGCTGATTGAGCCATCTTGTCTTGATAGACGTAGCGGTCAAACGCTTTGACTTCCTCGAAAAATCGAGTAATCTCAGGAATGCGGTCGGGGTGGTTGATAGAAACACCAAGCCAGGTGCCGAATTGGAGCTTCAGCTGCTTGAGGCCTTCGTAGGTGCGATGCATCTCAAGTACCTTCTCCTCGGCGGCGCTCATGGGCATGACTTTGCCAGTCAGTTTCCCATAAAGAGCAATACCGAGTTTGGGCATCTTGGTTGCGAACCATTCGAGGCCATGGCCGATGCGAGAAAACCTGGGAATGAGGTCAAGATAGTCCATCGCAGTCGCGGGTCCTTTCGGATTGGCGATCTTGGCAATCTTGTCGACGATCATTCCAAGGGTGACTCCACCAGCTTGCTTGGCAGCGTGAATGTCTTCCTCGGTAACGACTGACTCCAGAGCCTCTGAAAGGGCAGCGCGAACTGCTGGAGTCGGAGGTGAGGGAGGAGGGCCAGAAGGCGGGGTATCGTCGGTCTCCGGAGGCGGCATGGGAGTATGTTTGGGCCAAGTTGTCCGAACCAGAGGGGGTTCGTCTCGGTCGTCAATAACTTCTCCAGTGCCGGTCCAGGTGTCCCGGAAAGTGTTGCCTTGGAGCTTCCGAAGCTCTTGTACAAAGCGATCCGCTGATGGGAGGATGGGTTCGTCAGCGACAGTGGTAGGCTCCATCTCATTCATGCCCACCACGAGGTAAGCGATTTGAAGTAAGTGAATGCCAACAATGCCAGCCAGCGCAGCTGTAAATACGGCTGGGGAAGACAGGCCGCTAAGCCAACGAAAAAACCAAATAAAAACGATGAGAGATAAAACTGCCACGAGTAAGGAAAAACCAACTTCCAAAACCGAAGTAGATAGCAGTCCGAATTTAAATGAGGAGGACAAAACTGAGCAGGCGTGTTTTTGAAACGATTGCCACGCTGTGCGAATTGACGAAATGAGGGGATTCTCCGAAGCGGCAGAGGCGATGCCGTAACCGACACCACGGCCAAGGTACTCAAGGGCCCATCCAAGGGCCCCATAAGCATTCCCGACAGTAGTGTGGTAGGCAGCGGCAATGGTGGACCAGGAATCTGAAAAACGGCCTTGTTTCTGGACGATCCATTCGTTGAGCTTGGTCTTATAGGGTTGCATTCGATGTATCGTATAGAGGAGATCGAATGTCTGAGACCCGTAAAGAGCACCAATCTTACAGAATAGAGCGCGGTAAGGCTTGTTCTTGCGAGCGGTCCAATTGAGCATGCGACGTGCCAAAATGCTGTGAGCCTGCGGGAGATGTCCGACTTGATTGCGAAGAACCACGTTGAAATAGTTCTCGACCTTTTCGAGGAGTCGAGTAACGTGATCGATGCGAGAAAAGTCGAAGTATTCACCGAATTCCCAAGTATGTCTGAACTTGGAAAGGAGCTTGAGCACCTTGACAGCGTTATCGCGATTGTCGCGATCCAGCCGAAGAGGAGGGTGAGAGGGGAGAGGGTCCAGTTCTGGTAGGGACTCTGAACTGGCAAGAGGGTGAGGGGTTCCGTCGACAAAAGGTTTTGAAAGCCTCTTGACGACCTGATGTGAGGGGATAAGAGTACGACCGAGAGGAACTCCATGCTGAAGATAGATTTCTTGCTTGCTGACGATGCGGCGGGCAAGTTCTGGATCTTCTGTGCGTATGGTGGCAAATGGGCGGAGCCACCAATGGAATTTCTCGTGATAGTGCGGTCGTATGAGGACACGACGAGGAGGGTCCAAAGACTTCTCCTTGTAGATGAAGGGCTCAGTGGTGTGAAACGTCGGACAGTACTGTTGAAGATAGTTAACTGTCAGGAAATTCACAGCAGTGAGAGGAGCCGTAGGGACGACGCCATGAGCGTATAATCGTCCGCCTTGGTAGGTGCCGAAAGGAAGCGGTATCTCTCCGTCAGGGTGAGAACGGGGAACGAGACGACCGTTTCGGTTCAGGATAGGCTTGTACTTGTCGCTGTGATACGACGAGATATGTTCTTGAACTCCTGGCGGAAGATCGTAAAAACGAAGAAAAGAATGCTGAGGCAAGAAGTAAGGAAATCCAGTAATAAAATAAACGGGATCGTCGTCGGTCTTGTACCCATAGTTGGACAGGGTGCAAGGGACGAGAGTTGAGGAAAGAGAACAAAAGAAGTCCATCTGGTGGTCCGTCGCGGAATGACGGAGATATTGGAGGGGATCTTGTTCTCCATCTTCGGTTTGCCATTTGCGCTTCTCGAACAAGACGCGCGAAGCATCCCAGAAGTAACCGTCGGGGGTCTCGGTCACTATCATAGGGGGATGGGCATAAGGAGATGGCGGCAACGGAAGGTAATTGGGAATGTCCCTGGAAGCAATCTTTGTGGTACGATTGAGAACAGGGAATTTCCTTGAGTATCCTTCTATGGCCGCGGCCGTGGTTGGATCCTTCATATACTTTTCGCTCCAGGTCGGATGGGGAGTCTTGTCATAGTCGATAGTCTTCTTTTGAGCAGACTTTCGGAAGATTCCGCGATAAGTGGAAGGGTCATGTGAGTTGATGACAGGTACGTCCTTCTTGAGACTGGGATTCCAGCGCGAAATCGGCTGGGGGGTCAGTCGTTGTACAGAAGGTGCTGTATAAGTGGAGTAAGAGGTGATGGTGAGGATATTCTTCTTCTCGAAACGGGGCATACGGCGGCTGGTGAGTGCGTCTCCACGGGGCTCCCTAAGCGGAGCCCAAACCTTGTCAGACATTTTCGGTGAGTGATCTTCCCTTAATGTTGTGGCAATAAAGCGCGGCCGTAGCCTCACAACGCGACAGGGGCAATCGAAACAAAAATAAGAATGAGCAAAGCAGTATATAAGGTGGTCCAGATGTTGTGATCCTGACGAAGAGTGCACTTACCGGCTAACTAACAAGATGTTGTGAACCCGGTGAAGGAAACTTGCCAGCTGACTAACAAATAGACAAGGGATGGAAGCTAGCAACGTTGCATTTATCCAGAGCCCGGCACTTTCAACTGCCAGCAAAAAAGACGTTGTCTGATAAGGTGTGGTGTCAAGGGGGGGGGATACTGCCTCCGGCAGTCACTAAGGTGTGGTAAAAACAAGTGACCACATAATTAAAATAAAATTATTAGGGCAGAGAACAAATTCGTAATCAAAAGAAAATAAACAACAAACCTTGAAGGTAGAGTGTAAACACATAGTAAATTTTGACAAAATTCCAATAGGATACATGAAGAAAAATGTCTTTTCAGATATCGCATACTAATCAAAGCAAGAAAACGAAAAAGTCGGCCTAACAATATCATCTGACGTGTGTCAAGGCCGAAATGACACAGGTGTCCATCACACAGAGTTCGGTGTAGTATAACAAGTCAAAGAACAGACTTGCCAGCCATAACAAACAAGAGGGCACTTGTAATACTATTGACAAAAAAGTCCCAGTATCACGGTTGCCATGTGCGAAAATTAATAATAAATTGATGAAAAATGGGGTGGGATGTGCGTTTGATCTTTCGACCAACCTCCAATATGTTCAACACGACGACCGGTAGGAGAGAAACTCATCTACATCCGGAAGCGAGAAGCTTTCCAAAGGAGAAA